TCGCTAGTGAGCAACAATCGTTGGCCACCAATGAATATGTCTAACTCACTAGCAGAAGCGGGTGTTTGTGATAGATTAAACGTTGCAGTACTACCATCACCAGTAAATGTATTGGTGTATACTGTGTCCGTATAAGGTATAGTTTGAGTACCAGACGCATCTACCACTGCTGTGCCTGAACTATGATCCTTAATTCCTGTACCAAGTGTGCCTCGTCTTAGTTGGCCTAAAGTGTCTCCTGACTTGGTAAAATATTCTATTCTTTCTTTATCAACAAAAATTACACCTGGTATGTTGTTGGCCGCATTTGGCTCCGGCAACACAGTTCCATCCTCAACTTGAATAACGATAGATTCGTCTGTTACATCTTGTGCAATTTTTGTTGTGGCATTTTTGTTTATTCGTTTGTAAAAAGTTCTATTCAACATGTCTTTGAATATTCTAAAACCTGTTGCTCCAATTGCAGATTCAACCGCAAAATACATCACATCCAATCTGTCTGAAGATGTAATACTTGTTTTGTTCAACACAGTCAAAGTATTGCCTGACACTGTGAAGCCAGTACCAGGAGTCAACTGTTCTCCATTAAACCATGCAAAAGTGTAACTTGGATTCAAGGTATCAAATCTCAGTTTGAATACATTATTAGTCTTGCCTTCCAATACCTCCCTACGTAGTTTCATTCCCAAAGCATTATTAAATGTGGTGACATTTATCACATCACCACTGGATAGAGAATATCCATCTGAAGAAATTTGAGCAGGTTCTAGTATGACGTCCGTGCCATCAACTGTGTAATGATTATCAACCAATGTTGAAATTGCAATTAGGTCATTTTGTGCTGGTGCTGTAACAAATGAAATTCTGTCTGGAGATCCAGCCACGTCTGTTGTGACTAAAGTAGTGTCCACTGTGTCAGTTTCATCAGCAGTCAGAATAGTGCCTGCAAGATCCACCACATAATCTGTGTTCTGTACCTGTTTCACCCCATTTACATGCACAACAATTTGTGATGGATCTGTGATAGTCTTCACAGGATCAATTGTGCTGTCTTCACCTAATGTGTTTGTAAATGTTGAATCTTCTCCCAAACCTGTCAATGGATTGAATCCATATCTAGTGGTAGTGCCATCTCCAACATAGTAACTGATGTCAGGACCACGTAACATTTTTCCGCCCACTTCGATCATTGTCAAACCTGATAGAGGACCAATTGCTCCTGGAGGAAACGACAATGTGTATCTTGTTATGGCACTGTTAAATGTGATTAGTTCATTTCTAATACTTGCAAAACTTCTTGTGGACGTAGTTGATTTGTTGAAACCAGCGATCTGAACAAAAGCGTTTGCCGCTGGTGCACTGTCAAATGTAACTGTGATTGTGTTTGCAGTGGTTGTAGTAGAAAATAAAGTAGTTGGGCCTCCGTCAATGGTCACGTAGATGTCACTGGCAGTTGAATCCAAATTAAATTCTCCTCTGGTGCTTGTGGTGAATGTGGTAGTTGATCCATCACCTCGGTATTGGTCTAATACTCTGTAGTTTTCACCTGATACAGCAAAAGTTCTAACACTGATTGCTTTTCCTAGTCCTGGCGCACTTCCAAATGTGATTGTTTTGTCTCCAACATCAACTGTGTAGTCTGTGGTTAATCGTTTGACTGTGCCGTCTACAGAAACTGTTACTGACGCAAGAGATCCAGGGAAATCTCCTAATGCAAAAGTAGTAGTTACAGCATCTCCTGTATATAAATTTTCAGTTATAAATGGAACTCCAGACTCTGGTGATGTATAAACTTTGATATCAACTGTGTCAAACATTTGGCCTGGTACAGCCTCTTCTGGTGCGTAACTTGTTTCTGGTGATACAAATTGATCACCGTCGGTCAGTATATCACTGGCCGCTGTGCCTAATGCAGTGTTAAATAGGCCACCTTTTAATAATGTATCAAGTGTTCTATCATCCGTTGGTGTCAGCACTCCGTCATCATCAATAGGAATAAACTCTACTAAAGCATTTTCGTCTGGAGTGGTGCTGAGTTGGAAACTGGTTGTGGATCCATCACCTCTAAACACATCTGACAGTTTAGTTCTTGTGCTATCACCTAAAGTGGTGTATACAGAATATACATCTGACTTGGCAGGAGCAGTTGTGAAAGTATATGTGTTTGTAGAGCCATCTGCAATAAAGGCTTTGACACGTGTGTCACCAAAATTGTCCCATGGATAATCATACCAATCAGCGTTATCCCATCCTTGTCCTTGACGGAATAGTAATCCTGTAACCATTGTGCCACCGTAATCTACACCCGCCATTAGTTGGGATAATTCATTACCAGGCATACCTGAACCTGGTGTGTAGAATCCTGCTGTTCTGTCTGCGGCAGTTAGGCCTGTTTCGTCACCTCGTATTTTATAAACTTTGCCAATGTTGTCATTGAATTTGGTATTTGAAGTGAAATGATCTGTAGCCTTATACAATTCATTGTTGTATCTAATTAATTGTCCGTATGCATAGGAAGTGTTTATGGCCCAATCTACCACAGCATGAACTGGATGAACTCTGTCAAACTTGATAGTGGTATCAATATCTCTCACAAGATCATTCTGTAAATTAGCATATGCTCTCGCAGTGTCACTTGGTGTGGTGCCATCATTTTTTCCGCCAGTAAGAACCACAGTAGGAGTTGTAGTATAATTTTTTCCGTTACTGACCAATGTAATTTTTGTTACTCGGCCATCAACAACTGTGGCTGTGGCTGTGGCCGCTGTGGTATCAGGCGTTTCGTACATTTTATACACTGTGCTTCTTGAACTTTGACCTGTGTTTGTTGTTGCATCCGGCATCCAAAAAGTGCCTTCATATTCATCAAAACTAAATTCTGTTGCAGTTCCGCTACCACCGTTGTTTTGCGTATCCCAAGTTTTTGCCAATCGTTCACTAGTAAACAATGGATAGTAATATCCATAGGTGCCTGATGTTGCCCCTCTATTGCTGTTGCCTTGAATTTGGAATGGGCCAGTTGATGCTGTGGTTCCCCCAAGCACTGTAACTGTTGGCGCAGTTTCGTATCCTGTTCCGCTGTATGATACCGTAATTGATGTCACATATTTTTTATGATTATCGTACCAAATCTGATGAGGATATTCTGTTAACTTATCTGAATCAGAGGTTACATTTAGATTACGTATTTTACTTTTGGCTGAATCATAAAATGGTGGATTATCAAAATCAGAGAATATACCATCTTGGGTATCTGTTGACTCATAACCTAGTTTGTATTCACGTATTTTTGAATGAAATGGCTTTACTTCGTTTATGTAACTTTCTACCCAACTGTCTGTGCCAGCCGTGTAACTCTTTCTTTGATCTAGTTTTCTAACTGTGTTTGTAACATTAATAAATGAAGTTTTAAACAACCAATCCACATATGTTTGTTCTTGTAAAACTTTTCTCAAACCTATGAAGAATAAATTGTTGTATTCTACTGCTAGTTCGTTTATAAACAAATCATCTCTTAGTGCTGTCAATATATTTCTAGTTTCTTTTGTTGGTTCCTGGTCAAAGAAATTATCATCAAAGTTATCTTCACCAGCAAATCCAGTTGCATCTTGCGTGTAGTCATATAATTTTGTGCTTAACCTAATAGTGCCATTCTCTGTTCCTACGTTAGTGTAACCTGTAGCAGTCTTCATAAACAGTTTCCAACCTCCTGTATCTGCCTGAGTAACTTTGACGTGCTTCCCAACTGCTAGGTCAAGTGAATCTAACTCATATTCATATGTTACCTGGGCATCAATAGGAGTATTCTCATCATGAATCATTTCATGTACCTCTGGATCAGTGCCATACCAGTCTACGTAACTCCAATATGCTCCTGTGTTGAAACCTTGTAATTTTGTTCTGTTAAATTGTGTCCCATCCCATGTGTAGATTGACCAGAAATTGTTGGCTGTTTCGTCTGCTTTGACGAGATATTTCACAGCACCTGACAAGTCAGCAGTATTGATGTATGATAATTCTGCATGTGTGTCTACAACGGCATCCCACTCGAGACTTGCCGCAGTTGGCTCAGGATCTGCCTTGTTAAGATTATCAAGATTAATTTGTCCAGTCAACTGAGTCTTTTTAAGAACTGTGTTAGAATAATCAATAATTTCTTTTAGTGCATTGTAACGATTCACGTACCAACTTTGTCTTGGGCGTATTTCATTTCCGTATCTTTCATTCAATGGCAAATTAATATCTGGAACCATGTCCCCTTCTATATTTTTTCCAACTAAACTATCCCACCAGCGTTGTTCAACCTGTGTGCTTGGACGTTGAGCAGGATCTCCTTCTTTGACTAATTTCCAAACAGAATGTGCTGATGCATCACTGTTATTAGTTCTAATATCAATGTTAAGTTTGATTGTATCATTAGATAGGCCTCTAACATTTGCCAACAACATTTTGTTTGTATCTGTAGGTGCAAACCATTTGTGTCCTTGTCTCTGTGGATTCTCAATTAAATTTTTAACAAAAGCAACTGTGTTTTTTCTACCAACCACACTGTTGAGAGGTATAGCATTATCATCTCTCACCCAATAGTAGTAGTATCTAATGGTTCTGTCAAGTCTGCCATTGTATCTGTCTTTGATAGTAAGATTGGAGTCGTCTGCATGTAAAGGAATTCCACCTGTGCCCAATTGTTGATACCTACTTGGAGGAACAGTTGATTCAACCCACTGATAAACATGTATCTGAGATCCAGGGAAAGTTTGTCCCCAATGATTTGTTTTGTATTCTTGGGTGTCTTGCTCATACCATAGCCACTTGACTTTGGATAGATCCCACCATACTTCACCAATATGTTTTTCTGCCCATGGGGTTTGTCTGTTAGCGTTGGCTCCAAAATTGTAAACTGCTGGATCCCATGTGGTTTTATATTGTATTTCTCTGTCTGCAATTCCTGGAATACGTCCTTGAACTGGATTATAAAGTTCATAAAAATCTCTGATCTGTTTGGTGTTTACATTAAAGTCAAATGTTTGTCCTAATTTTGAAACATCCATAAGTGGAGTTTCAGTTGTAATATTTTTCCAAGCATACTCACCTGATTTGTTCGCATCAAAAATTGTAACTGTTCCGTCATCCGCAACAAGTGAACTACCGTCAGAGCCAACATTACCTTCATCGTCGGGTGCACCTACAAACACACTATTATCAATTACGCACACGCCTCTGCCAAAATCGTCATTTGCAGATACACTAGTTGTGACTAATCTTTCATCTATAATAAATTTGGTATTGTATTTTGTGGCTGTGTATGCACCGCCTGAACCTGTATTTGAATCAACAAATCTAGTGTCCTGTAAATCGAAAGTTGTGGCGTCTAAATCAAACAACATCTGTCTGCTATTACCGTTGTTTTCAGCGCCTATCACTAGTCTTGTTGCATCATCGTTTATGTCAATTGAACTTCCAAACTTGTTGTTAATCTGTCCGTCAGGAGCATTAATTGTTTGTTGTAACGTATATGCCAGTGTACTATCACCGTCTGCGTCCCATTTATAATAATAAACTGCTCCAGCATCTGCTTGGTTGCCAACATCTAAACCAGGAGCCGTGATCATTAGTGTTGTGCCATCCTTGCTCATTGCTATACTGTCACCAAACTGTGTGTTTACTGACGATCCATCACTGGATACAGCAGAAAGTGTTTGCACCAGGGTAAAACTGTGATCAACACTGTCGTCGTTGCTCTGAGAAGTTCTTGTAAATATTTCTACCATACCTGCCTTACCAGGTGCTTTTGAACTTACTGCCAGTATGTCTCCGTTGTCGTTGGCCGCTAGTGCATGACCAAATCTTTTGTTACTGGCTGGATCATCTGAACTGATTGTTAAGTTTTGTGTCCATCTGTCGTACGTAGATCCATCAGATCCCACACCCCATTCATACATGTACACTGCTCCAGTGTCTGTGGATATACCTGGTGCAGACACAAACATGTATTTGACAGGAGTGCTTCTAATAGAATCTATTGTTGGCTCACATATTTTGTGTGCCCATCCAAAATTTTGACTTGCTTCATCTGTGGGTGGTAATAATGTGTTAAGTGCTGAATATGTAAAACGAGTAGGATCCCAAACAAAAATTTTGACAAGGCCTGCATCAGCAAATCTTGTGCTACCATCAGAGCCTATGCTGTTGGCAAAAGGCGCACCTGCTACCACAAAGTTTTCATCTGTACTCATAGTCAGACTGTAACCAAGTCTACCTGTGTTGTCATTACCAGCAGTTGTAGTCACTGTGGACTGTGTCTGAAATTCAGTGCCAGCGGATGCTGTACCCCTGAATAAAAAGTGTATTTCGCCTTGGCCTTTTTTAGGAGCAGAAACCACTGCTGTCCTTCCGTCGTTTCTAGCAACTATCTGTGTGCCAAAATCTTGTTGCGTTGTAGTAGTGTCTGGTGAAAGTTGTCTAAGCACACTGTAGGCGTTTTGTTTTTCGTATACTCTCCATAGTCCTGTACTGTCTGCATCAGTGAATACTTTGTCTCCGGGAGTATCTAATGCATCATTCCTATTACGCCAAACATTGTAAGCAATGTTGTCATTGACATTGTCCATTGAATCCATTCTTACAGAAATAAATTTGTATAAACTACCGTATAGATCTGCAGTGGACTCGTCAGCAAGAGTAGGCACGCCAGCAAGATCTCCATCAAAATCAATAATAACTGACTTGTGATTCACAACAGTTTTGACTTTATATACACCGTTAAGGTCTGGAATCTGAGCGTTGATTATTGCAAAGAAACTGGCTTCGGTTCTGTTAGTCTGCGCTGACAATCCATGAGAATCATTGAACGTTATAATTATTTCTAAATTATCATTTATTTTTTGCACAGTTACAATCTGAACTCCTGCACTTGATAGCCGCAATACGTCCCAATCTTTGTTTGATTTGTTTGCCACCCAGACCAGATCATTCCTTGTAATTGTGCTCACATCCAAATTTACTAAGTCAATTTCGTTGAATGCAGTCAGTTGCACTTGCGCTGGTTGAACATATCCTGCAGTTTTAAATTTTTGCACAGAGTCTCTGCTAACACCTTGTGTGTCATAATTGTATTTGCTGAAAGTTGTTGCAGTATCGTAATCAACTGGATCATGATAAAAATCTGTTTTGCTAATACCTAAACTTCTAGCGTAATCTTTTGTAAAATTTGTAGTGCCGTAAAATTCTAAACTTTGTGGATTTGCTAAAATTTCATTTTCATTTAGAGTAATTTGAATATTTTCTCTGGCATCAACATTCCCAAATCTTCCTGTTCTAATCATCCACTCGGGATACATGTTCAAGGTAATATCTTGATCTTCGTATTTGGCTTTTAACAATTTATCAATTGCATTTTGTGTGCCTTTTTCTCTGATATAACCTTGATAAAATTTATACTGTGATACATCATTTACAAATAAATTTTCTAAATAATCTCTGCTTTGATAACCAATAAGTCTTTGTGCAAGTTCTTGCTGAGACTCGTCAAAATTATTTGTTTCTAAATTATAAAAGTCGTTAAACTGCTGTATCTTGTAATCAAAATTTGGTATCAATTGTGGTTGAGGTTTTTCATCCTTCAATGTCCAATTACTTGCTTCGAATTGATCTGTGCTGGTGTGATTGCTTTTGGCCACATAAAACTTACCAGAATATTCAACAGTGTCTCCAATTTTGTAATCTTTGTTGCGTGACCAGTATTTTACTTCTGCACTATCAAATACAAATCCAGGAGCGTAGTAATCACCATTCCAATTTGACGTTTTCCATCCAACTAATTTCAATCTTTCTTGTCTAAAGCCTGTGTAAGGATCATATATCACATCACTAAACACAGTTTTATTATCAAATAGTAATAAATGTTCTTTCTGAACTGTGTTCAGAGATATATTATATAAACCAACGTCAGGCGATTTAATGTTGAGATCAAATGTTTTTCCTATACGCTTAGTTGATACTTCTCTGATGTCAAGTTTTCTGCCTCCAGCATCCAACATAGAATAATCGCCGGCAATGTTTTTCAGCCTGCCTACAATAGTGTTGTTGGTGTCAAGTTCAAAACCATCAGCGGCCGGAGACACTGTAACTGCACTTCCTGGCGCCCAATTCTGTTCGGTCCAGTATAAAAATTCACTAACTGCGTTTCTCCAATTCAGTGTTTCTTTAATTTCTTTACTATATTTGTTGAAACGAAATCCCTGTTGTTCTAAATAATACCCATGCCCTAACAAGAAGTCAGCCACATCCTGTCTAGTTTCAAACACATATCCATACGGAATAGTTTGCACATCTTGTTGATAGTTGTCGTACACAGCCACTTCTGCATCAATTACACTAACTTTTTTCGCTGTCAACGTTTTAATAGGATAATTGAATTTGAAGAATGGTTTAGTAGTTGAATAACCTAAAATTTTATAACCGCCTAACAATGTTGATCCGTCGCTGGATACGTCTGTGTTTTTTTCTATTAAAACACCTGAATAATCAAATGTTTCCACAGGATTGGAAGTTCTAAATAAAATTTTGTAGTTCTCATCTGGAATAAATTTTGAGCCTGAAGTTGAACCAGGTGACACTGAATCTGTCAAGACTTTTAAATTGTCTTTGTCTGAAAAGCCTCCCAACTTGTATGCCAACTGTGTTTTTAGTCCTTTACACTTGTCATAAAAGAATGTTTTTGGATCTAAATTTTGCGATGTTAGATATCCAACCACTAGAGGTTGATATCCCGCAGTTGCATATCTGGTCACTGTGCCTGTTGTGTTGTCAGTTTCAGTCTCAAGATGGTACTTGGCTTTAGCGAGATTTTGTCTTACACCTGTGTCTTTATCTATGTAATTGTTGGCAGTGTTTAAAGTTAATCTACTGTTATCAAAAAATACTGAGAAAAATTTAGCAGGTTTTGTTAAGGCCAAAGTTTTTACGACAGTATACGGATAAGCACTGGATCTACGCCAGGCTGTTTCTGCCGGTGCTTGATCACCAAATTTCCAACTTGATCTTCGACCAGGCACATCATAATCATCAACAAGTCCAGCCGCTATAGGATCTAACAGATTTCCTGATGTATCAACTGGCAAATAATTTTTTATATCAGGTTTTCCATATCTACCAGATTCGTTTGCTATCGCACTCCACAACACATCATTGCCTGCTGTGTATGGTGCGGCACCATACGTGCTGTCCCAGTCACTTGGTTTTTCACTGTTACCCAAAATCTCCCAAGGACGTAAATGCGGAGCATCTGTGTCGTAAAAATATTGATATATGCCTCTCCAATACCCTGGCAGTTTTTCATTATTGAGTCTGTCAGTGGAGTTGCTGTAATTGTAAGTGAAAGGCGAACCTTCTGTGAACACAGTGTTGTTGATGTATTGCACATTGTTTCTACCTGCCCATACATAAAAGTCAGTTGCCATTATGTCATCTATTTCACTCCTAGTATATTCTGTTGCCGTAAATGCACTTGGTTTCACATCATTGATGTCTAAGATAGATGAGTCATAGGCAGTTTTACAGTTGTTGTAAATTCTTTTTTCTAATTCAAGAATTAAATCATCTCTTTCATCGCCATATGCTTTGATAATTGATCCATCATGCCTTCTAATCACATCGGTGGTTGTCAAATAAGTGTCATCAGAAAATAATTCTGGTTTGAATTTAGGATACATTCCTAATTTAGTAGGAGTAGGTGGAATAAAACTGCCAGTTGTGTCTGCATAGTCTTTGATAATAATTTTGTCTCCGTCTGTCAATGTGGCTGATATGTTAATACTATCGTCTGTGGTACTAAACGTGTAATCGTTGCCTTCAAGCAGTTGGACGTCGTTAAGATAAACATACACAGCACGGTTGCTAAGTTCAGTGAGACTATGCTGTTTGTCAATTGCATACTCTGTTTCTAAATCATCACGCACAGTGTATGTTCTTGTCGAAACATTTTCTCCATATCCTGCCATGTCTTCATAATAAAAAGGTGAACCAGAATTTTGTCCTTCACTAATTGCTGAAATTATTTCATCAACCCTATCACGCACGACTCCTTCATATGCAGTGCCTAGTGCTTTGGTTAAAAAACTGCTATACCATTGCTCATATTTTTTACTAGTGTATTCAATTGATCTGATCACATTGGCTTTTTGATCAATTAAACCAAAAACGGCTGGCAACAATGATCCTTGATGTTGTAATATTTTTCCGCCTTTTAATCTTGCTTCTGGTTTGTCTCTTAGATTTGACACACCAGGCACAACCCCTGTTACATCTGAATTTTTGTCTTGAATATCTTGCACATGTTTGGAAATTTGTCCAAGAGTAAATGTGCCTAGTTGTGTATTTTCAGCATTGATTTCCAAGTTACTTGCAATTTCATAAATGCCTTTTGTATCAACCTTGTCTTCAGCACTATATCCACTCAGTCGAATTTGATCTCCCACTTCTAATTCGTCCACAAATCTTACAAATTTGTTTACAGTTCCATCAACAATAGTAAAGTCAGTATCAATACTTTTGTTTACACCGTTTACTTTGACCGAAATGTCTAGATCAGAAATGTCAATACTGCTGGCATAAAAATCAATTGGAAACAATCTTTTTTCAACACTTGTGGCTTCGAATGTTCTAATGACTCTTTGTTTACTTTCCGCCAAGCGTTCTATCCATGCACTTCGAGAATTATGTGATGTCAGGCTAGTCGTATAGTGCAAGTGCCCTTCAGCCAAACTTTTTGTTACAGTTTTTTTATCACTTTTATAAGTGAATGTGCCATTGGTATGGTCACTGTCAAACACAATGTCTCCCACATTGTTGATAGTTTGATACTTAACTTTGATGCCAAGGACAGTATCTTCTGTTGCACTGTCACTTGTGGCATATTCAAAAACTTTTGCACCAGCGAATGAACTGTTTGGATAAGTTGTTGCATCATCAAAACTCACATGATTGTTATCCCACATGCCAAACAAAGGTTGTTGATTGACTTGAGATTTGTGTTGTGCTTCTTTCCAAGATGTACTAGAACTATCATAGTAAAAAGTTTTTCCAATATTTTTTGTGCCAAATTCTACAAAGACTGAGTCTCCGTCGGCTGGTGTACCGTCTGTGGCTTTTGTCAATGCAATCACCTTACTACTGTCAGAGGCAGTGATAAAATTAACCACATAAATGTTGTTCTTGACAAGATTATCTGTGTCAGCCGTGAATATTACTCTGTCTCCTTCTTCCAATTCAATACCATCAACTGTGTATCCTGTCTGGTTAACCACTGTACTAAAAGCATCTGTGGTCACTGTGTCTATCACTTTCAAAGGATCTTTGGCCACTGTGCCGTGATTGTAAAGTGCTAGGCCAGAGTCAAATTCTATGATTGGTCTCTTTGCTCTATCTGTTTCGTTTAGGTTTGCAGTGTATCCTTCAATCCGTGCTACTTCTTCTATAATTGATCTATGAAACCATCTGTTGTATCTTGACCACGCATTCCTATCGATAGAATCTCGCTTGATTGTGATGTAATCTAGTGTTTCAGGTCTGTGTAAGGCTTTAGCATAAGGCTGTTGATCAAATAGAAAACTATCATAACCAACTGTAAATTCTTCAGCGTAACTTCCAGGGTTGATTAATTTGCTAACATCTGTGAGAGTAATTTTGTCTCCCACACCTTCCACATAATATTCTTTGTTTTGATATTCGGTATCAACTTTTGCATTGGCAAATTTAATTTTCATTCCGTTTGATAAATCCAGTGTTCTTAGGCTATAATTTGTTGCTCCAATAATTTCTTTATCTGGCTTAATTTTATCAGTGCTCTGTACTGTGGCAATTTCCAATGATCCGTTCATGGCATCATGCACACCACATTGATAAAATAAGAAGTTAGGGCCAGTGGTGGGCACAGTAAAGGTCACAGTTCCATAATCTGTTCCGTTATTGGTGACTCCTGTGTCGTATATTGTTGACGTTGATCCATCTGCTGAAATCTTGTCTTTGTAAGGTTCAGTCATAATCCAAAAAGGATGACCTTTTGCGTCTACATTAAATTTGTATGTGTTACCTCTATACAGTTTCAATATTGGATTATTAGTCCCGTCTTGCACACTGAAATTGTATGCTCCTTTAACCACATTGGTAACTTTTATTTCGATTGTGGCACCAGGTCCAACTGAGTCAATTTCTAAAGCACTAGGCCCTTCTGGCAACCAATAGTATTCTCTGTAATTGATAAGTTTATCATAATCAATAGCAGGATTCCAACTGTAAACTTTTGCCTTGTTAAGTCTATCATGATTGTTAGTTTTTCCACCAAAGTATTTGATTTGATTAATGTAATCGTCATAGGTGCCTGTAAATTCAACTTGATCTTCTGGATTGATAGAAGTTGTATCATTCAAAGAATAAGTGACAGCAGGCTCTAACTGATATGCCAATCTATCTCTACTTGTTGCTGATAGATATTTGTCCGACGCCTTTCTAGTGTATGCATCTTGTTTTCCAATAAATGCATCAAGTCTCTCCAAAGATCCTTTTTGCATCAAAGCATCCATAGTGCTCGCTAAGAATCGTTCATTAGCGTCTGTTCTATAAAATGCTGGTAGATGTTGAACAGTTCTACGAAGTTCCGCAGTGCCCTGTGTTACAACTTCCTGATTTGTTAGTGAATTAGTGGGTGCGTCTGCCATTAGTATCCTGATCCACTACTGCCTGAACTTGAACTAGATCCAGAACTTGTTGTAGTAGAGCCTGACACTGCTGATCCTGACACTGATCCTGATGAAGTGCTTGTAGTGTTTGACGATGTTGATGTCACCACTGAACCTGATGCAACCAATTGATTGGCACCTACAGCAGAAATAATTGAAACATCATCAACGGTGGCCCCACTGATAAAAATCTCGTCTGCGGCTGAATCTATTTGGAACAAAGACCCAAAACCTTGTCCAGATTGATTTGGTACTATCAACAGTGTTAGCAAATCAGGTGCCAACTGCTGGTGTACATACGCCGCTAGTTCTGTAAAATAAAAACTGTCTCCAAAATCCCAATTATCCAAAGCAAAAAATTCATTTATTGCCGCAATAATTCTTGTTTTAATTACAGCATCAGATGTTTTTGTAACTGGATTTTTAACAATTTTGAAGGTTGCTTGTAAATTTTCTTCCGCTCTAGTACCAAATAAAATTTTATATTTTACAGGATGATATATTATTTGATCTGACAAACTTTTTATTTTGTCTAATGATGAGGAATAATTGATACGTAACTGATCTCCAGTGGCTGGAGTTGGTTCTGTGCCACCATCCTGTAACCAAATACGGTATAGATTGTCATATGATCTTTCCAACAAGTATAGATCAATAATATTGGACACTGCTGGATCAATACGTGTTTCTTGGCCAGCATGATGTTTGTATTGGAAATTAATACCTGATCTACCACGTCTAGCAATATAATCAGTTGATGTCGTTAATGTGTTAGTAGTCGAACTGTATTTTTTTACAACATCTTCTTCTTGATCATAAAAATAAAAAAGTTGGCCGTCTGTATATGCAGTTGTGCTAAGATTTATGTCTGTTTCATTTTCTGACACAATAAAATTTGTTGCCGCGTAAGGTCTAAATCTCTCAATGTTGTTGTAACTTATATATTTTTCAAAAAACACAAATTTATTTGTTATAGAAGTATCAGGTTCAACAAAAATATCAAACAATTCAGGATTGTCTACAACTCCGTCGTCGTCACTGTCATAAAATCCAATTTTGATTTTTCTGTTGTCTTGAAATCCATCTGATTCCGTCACCGTGTCAGTAACTGCCCATGTTAATGGATATCCAATTGAATTTCCTGTGCTGACAATACTGTTTGTAGAAAGTATTTTTATTGTGTCATATACTACATTACCAGTTTTGTAATCATAAATTTTGTCTTGTGTGTCATAATGAAATTTATTTTGTCCTTCAGACTCAAACACATACTCAAGACTTCGATATGTCACCGTGTAGGTACTTCCGTCGTTAGTAAGTTTAAACCACCAACTAGCGTCTAAGTTAGCATCTGACTCATCTCCTGTGTTTGCTAAACTAAAAATATTGCTGGCACTCAAATTAGTGCTGGTAATAACTTTCCAAGTTTCAGTATCTATATCGTATCTTAAACCAAAATCTTCATATGCTTCAATACGATCGATAATGTTGTCTTTCAATATGTTATTGAATGTTGTGGTTAAATTTGGAATCACACTGTTTACTACACTTCCATTTGGAATAATTTGCGCCAATGTAACAGGGCCTTCACCAGATTCCAAATTTCCTACTCCTGCATTGGCTCCGTCACCTTCGACAGCACCAATTTTTGCCCATGCTCTATCTTCTGCATTTTCTGTGCCTGCCGTTACAAGAATATCATTCAAAAATTCTCTGGTGTCAGGTGATGTAAATTTAACCAAAGCACCAGGTTTTGCAAATTTAAAGTTTGAAGTGGCTTGATCGCCAATCGCCAAAGCACCACCTGATGTGAAATATCCTGTGTTAGTATTAGTGCTCGTGGTCGTGGAGTTCCATGTTGCATTTAGACTAGATAAATCTTTACTTGCATATTTCAAATAATAAAAATGTCTCGAGTAAGGATTTTTAATTTTTGCTTCAATGTCTGCTGTAATTGTTTCATTTATTGAATTTCTATTATTAAAACTAAATGTAAATTGTTGTGTTGACTCTTCTCTGTAAATTAATCCATCATCAGCAAATACATTAACATTAGAATAAGCGCCAGTTGGATCCAAAATTTCTTTGGCTCTTGATATGCCTGATGCTGATCTGTTAACTGATCTCACTTTAATAATTTCTTGTGATGCGTTCAACGGTGCGATTTGATAATCTTCACCAGTGATCATTCTGTTTTGTGTGTAATATACCTGTGCGGCTTTTGTTCGAATTGAACTGTTGGACTCAGATGCCGCTCCATTGAACACACTATTTTTCAAACTCATAGTTACAGTCAATGTTTGTTGTGATCCATTTAGGTCAATGTAAGGTACATTTATTTGGACATTTTGTATATCAGAAGGTTGTATGGCAAACTTGGCATTATCACTCTGTCTGTAGTATGTTCTAAATCTACCCAACGGAATGTTACTGAAGTTTCCGTCTCCAAAAACAAGGTCAATTGTGTCTGATGCTTTGGTCACAACATTGTAAATGTTTCTTTCACCTTTGCTAAGACTGTTATAAATGGCATTGTTACCTGATAGTGCAGGCACCTGTTTCCATTGTGCAATAAATTGTCCAAATTCATTTACACCGTATAACCAAACGTCTGAATTGTTGATGTTAGAGGCTGTGATATTTTTTACATAATTTGTAGTCGCAAACGGTACATTGAAATCTTCATAAGAGATTGTACCCTGTTTGAATAAAAAGAAAAATCCTGTATTGTTTGAACTGTCGCCGGACCCGTCGTTACGATAACAATATGTTAAACCAGTTCCATTAACTGGTGCAGATTCATAAATTGATTCTGAGTCTGTGATTGTTGACGGAACAATTTCAAAATTTCTTGTTGGGCCACCAATTGAAGCACTAAAATTAAATATTGGCAAATCCAATTGATTTGAGGCAAGTGTATAAATGTCAGTTGCAATTCCACCTATATTGTCTGATTCTCTAGGCTTACCAATTATCTGTCCTGTTTGATTTGCCGCATTCAATATTGCTGTAAATTGTTCATTGTAATTTGAATTAGCAGAATCATTCCAAATAATTGTTGAGTTTGCAAGATTCGTTCCTGTCGAATCTAGGACGTCTTGGGTGGTCTGGATTGAGTCTACTTTTAACAAGCCAGTTGCAGGTTGATTACGTTTTGAATTGTAACTAACTAATCTGGCCAATCTTAAAATTGAGTTACGTCTTTCTGCAGTTTCCAAGAAATTTTCTCTGGCATTTAGATCAACTCTAAATGACAGTGCCTGTGCCATGTATGCAATTAGATCAATAAGTGCCACATACTCAGAACTTTCAACAAAATCATTGAAATCATCTGGATAATTTTCACGTAGATATGCCACCATTGTTCTACGAAGTGTTTCAAAGTCGTAACTTTTGAAATCTGCCTGTTGGAAAGCCTGATAAATCTTACGCCAATCCTCGGCTACAAGTAATCTGTTTTGTCTGTCTGTAGTGGCCATACTGTTTGTATGGATATTTATATATTAAATTAACGGCGTATATTAAGATAGACGCAGAAGTGCGTTTTCGTCAAAAGAGAAGCGTAATTTTTCAGTGATATCCAGTGGTAGATAACGTATACTGGCCTGTATTGATATGCCTCGATCTGCTTCTGTGAGTGTGATATCGTCTGTGGCAATACGTGGATCTGCATTCAAATTCTGTGTTACGTCCTCTACTATGGCTTCCTTTAGTTCTTCTGTGAGAGGTTCAAACAGCACATCATAGATTATCGTACCAAATTCTGGATTTTCAACCCTTTCGCCCTTACGCACAGACAGTCTGTTGATTAAATCTTGCTTGGCACATTCAAAGTCATATACTTTGAAATTCTGCTTGTCTGCTCGAGATGAAAATCCCTTGAATGTAACCTGACCGTTACCTGTACCTTCGCCTGTGTTTGATTCGTATGCCATATACTATTAATTATCCTGATATAACCGGACGCTGGTCATCATCATTTCTTTTTTCCAATACCTGTTGTCTGGCTTCATAACTCATACTTTGAAACCTTTGCTGTCTTTGTTTTAGTTCTTTGTAGAATTTGGCTTTGGCTTCGTTCCATCCCGGAAAACTGCCTGGGAAATTTGGATCAACTTTCAATCCAAACTTGTTTAACAATTGGTTACGACGTTGATCAACCACTACACTTCCAGATGCCGCTACGCCTCCATATAAATTTCCTTCCAATTCTAGCCACTCATTGTCATAGAGTTCTGTGTATAGATCACCTCTGTCCTGGCCAGATTCTCGAAGTTTTGGTTGCATGTAGAAAGGATCAAAATTAAATCTAACAGGTTGAGCACTCTCACTTTGAAAGCCATACCGTTTCCATGGTTCATGTGTAACAAATGCCGCACCTGCTTGATCAGGTTTGTTGTACAACTGTCTTTTTCTCAGACCTTCATAAAATTCTTTCTTCTTTTGTTCAATATTACCCACACCAAATTCTTTGTCCATAAAAGGAGTTTGTAGTCCCAATGATTTTATTATTTGATTGACACGTAATTGATATTGTGGCTGACTGAGATCACTGCTGGCTCCCAAGCCTGCTCCAGGACTAACAACGCTTGGATCTAATTGTTCCAATTCGTCCCAGATATTTTCTGCCTTGAATGATTGTCCTGAGGGTTGCACATAAGTTGGATCAAGATCGCCTGGCCATGATCCTCTTTGTAGCGTGGTATCAGCCACTGATGTTTTGTTTTCAACTTCGTTGCGTTCACCTGTTGTTGCATCAATTCCGCCAAATGATTCAATGTCTATCAATCCTTCTTTAATGACAATATTGATTTTTTCATGTTCAGGCACCATCCAACCAGGACCCCATGTTTCTTGTGCGGCCACACTGTTGAAGTGTACCTGTTCTCCTGCAAGATCAATTCTGCCGTCTGCTCCGTGCAATTGTACACCTTTGGCAAAACTTGTAATATTTTCTTTGGCAAAATCACTGACGCTTCCGTTCTGTGACGCAGTTAGCACTCCACTGTCTCCCATAGCATGAATAAATTTTTCTGCGTTCAAGTTGATGTCTTTTTCTGCTGTGAATTTTATTGATTCTCTGGCATGAAAATGTATGTTTTTGTCAGCATGGAGATTGAAGTCTGCTTCTGTTCTAAGCGCAATGCCTCCTTGAGCATATATCGCAATCCTTCCAGTTTCATCCATTTCTAAAAATGTAAGGCCCGACTTGTTTGCAATGTATATCACGCCTTCGTCATCGTTAAGTAAAACTTGATGTCCACCACCTGTACGCAGTCTTATCTGTCTATTCTCGCCAAAATCATCACCGTCGTCCATCACAAAACTGTGTCCTATTTCTCTGTCAGCAGACACCGGTGAACCCGCAACTCCTATGTTGTATGTTCTTGAATCTGCTCTCAATGCTCCAGGAGTACTGACTCCAAACACACGACTAGGTGTTTCTCTACGTGCTGAACTACTGGTTGTGCCTCTCACAGTGTCTTGAATCAACCCTTGATTCAATAATTGTTCTGCAAGATCTTTCTGCACAGGATATCTAATGCTGTTGATTCCGTCATCTAAAAGTCTACGATTTTTTTCTGCAACAGGCAAAAAGTCTGTGCCATAATTGATTACATCTCCAGGTGAACGCCTTGCCGCGGCTCTTGTGCCTGTCTGTTCAGCGGCAACAAACACTTCACTGCTGGAAGCATATCCTGGCACTTGATAATTTGTTTCTGGTTGTTGTACACAGCCAATCCAAAAAGCATTTCTCCTATTGGCTTCTCCTTTGGCAAAAATTACCAACACTTCTGTGTCCACATCAGGTGGCACAAACCAAAAACCATAACTGCTCTGTGTGCCTCTGTGATCTACACTGTCACTTTTTGACACTGTGCCCAGTGGCTTGGCGCCGTAGAAAGGTGAAAGATACTGACACCAAATCACTTGCTCCACTGTGGGATCATTTGTTTTTGTGATGTCTGGAATGTTGACACCCAGTCGGCCTTGAAATGTTGGATCGTTAGTAAATTTTACCACACCCACAAACGGACCGGCATCACTGCCAGCAAATTTTTCTTTGAAATCTTTTCTATTGTCTTGTGTGTCTACAAACCCTGTCATTTTTTTTATTTAAGTGCTAATTTTAGTTTCATTTTAAATTTTAAGCACCAGTTACATCATTTATATTAACCGCATTACGATCATCTGGGTCACCCTGCGTGGCGCCGGTACCTTTCAATTCAACCTTACCATTGTCGTAATTTTCCCAGCGTCTAGATGCTAAAGGACTTTTCTCTTTTGTCGGTTCTACTGTTTTCAATAATTTTTTATTTGCCGCCTGTACCAATACAGGAGGTATGCCTTCACCGTCTTGATTGTTCAACCTAACACAGGTCAAGGTCTGTAAAAATTGTCCTTGATCAATATTGCTTTCAATTCTTGTGACTTCGTACACACCACTGAAAAATAAATTTCCATCATAGGTTGGATTACTGTCAGAAAATGTAAGACCTTTGTCCTCACGTGGATCTGTTGGCAGTCTATAATTAATCATTATTTTTGGAGCGGCTGAATCTGCTCTAAAACTGCCTGTTTGATTGTCAAAATCTGATTTTGCGGAAGGTCTTCTACTTGCCGGAATAAATTGATCTTGACAAATAAATGCAGGGTCGCCCAATATCTGTAGTTCAACTCTCATCATGTCTTCCTGAGGATTTGTGAGATAATCAAAAAATTCTTGAGATTTTGTGTCATCACCGTCTGCGGTTTCCAGTAGGCTTTTGCCTTTCAATGTGGATGGATATTGTCTCAAAGGCAGACGTTTTTCAGGTTGCTTTTCAAGTCCAAACAGAACATTTTTGATTTTGTCTTTGAGTAGAGGAAAAATTCCCGAGTTGGGTTTTTCAGGTTCATACACGTTACGTTTGTAAAATGCCGCCTTGTAAAATATACGTAAGTTTTGAACATCTGTGTTTTCACCAGTGTAGATATAGTTGTACACTCTTCTTGCAATTTTTTTTGACTGATCAGTTTTCAACGACATGCCTGGTTTAACCAACTTCAACACATGTACCTTATAAGGCACTGCTCTAAAAGTGATTGTTTTTCTATGCATTTTGGTAATTCTATCCAATTTAGATGTGTCAGTCTGTATAGATGTTTTGATTTTGAACCAGTCAATGTATTGATTGTCTACAACTGTCTGTTCAAACCCAGGTGCTCCAAGTTGTGCTTTCAACTCATCCTGTGTTTTGATTTCTTCGTCTTCCCCGATCACATTGGCTCTGCGTAAATATGTGGTCCAAAAATCCTCTGTGATATCTTTGTATCCTTTAGCCTGTCTTAGTACATCTTCAAATATTTTAACTAACGAATGTAGACCTGAACCATCACCATACACAGCATCTGGAAGTTCTCTTTCAGGCAATTTACGTTCACGTCTTCTTTGACTGCTTGTGGTTGCATTTAATTCATCGTCTGGACTTAGTCCAATATCAATACCGTCGTCTTCACTTGTACGAACGCTGTCTAGTATGCCTGCGGCAAAATTTTTCACTTTTGCTAGAATTCCGTGTTGGCTGGTAACTTCTGATCTAAACTCTTTGGCAAATTTTTCAACTGCTGGATCCATTTCAAACACATAGTGATCAATATACTCTCTGGCATTGTGTTCGTCTCTTTCAGCAACCTGCGAATCATACAACTGCTCGCTGACTTTTCTCATGATGCCTTTGGGTGTACGTCCTTGTAACTTCAAAGTGGTACGTGGAAATTTGTAGCGATCATCAAAAGCCATGTCCTGATATCGCACAGCAATTACATCATATGTTGCGCCGCCTTCGGTCACATCAAATTCAACTCTGGATATCAATATTGGAATTTTCCTTATGGTACCAAAGCCTTTATATTCTTTTCCGTTCTCATCAAATCCTTTGAATTCAATTGTCAACAACAGAGGTGCATCTTGATAATCATCAAAACCGTTAAGTTGGGTGGCCGCTCTTATTTTTTCCGTCAATGTGATTGAAAAAGGCTCTACCATTTTGAATTCCATTTTTGAAAAATCTGCAAGACTACGCTCGGGACTTGGAGAAGTGGTTGATATAATGTTGACATTTTCAAAAAATATATCGTGTCCTCTTTTTAGTATTTCCACAGATTCATCTATGTCTTGTTTAGTGGCCTCTCTTTGACGTTGTTCGTTGGGATTGCCGGTAGGTTCAGATATTTTAAAAGTACTATAAGTGGCATCACCACCTATACCACTTGATCGTGCCACCACATCATGCACAGGGTTTTTCAAATATGACTGACTGTCTAATTCTCCTTGTGTAATTCCACTAAGTGTGAATAGAGTGTTATAAGACGCAAAATTGTGTAGAACATTTTCGTCCTTGAACGGATGATATTGGTTATATTTTAAGGCACTGCCTTGCCTTACTCTACGAGAATCATTTTTGGCAAATCCATAAGCAGTATTTGGCCCAAGATCATCATAGTCGTTGAGATTGGTGTTTTCTATAAAATCATTGTCGTTCAACCCTTCGTAGTCATTTAGATTAGTAGGTTGAATTACACCTTCGTAGTCGTTGTTGTTGGTGTTTCTTATGAAGTCGTTTTCGTTTAGTCCTTCGTAGTCATTTTGATTTTTTGCCTCAACAAATGCAGTTTCTTGTCCTGCATAATCATTTAAATTTGTTCTACCTAGTTGAGTTCTTTTGGCTGTTCTACCATATCTACCTGTTTGAACAACTCTGTCTCCCACTCCATTGTTGAACTGCCTTGATGGACGTTTTTTACTGCCTTTTTTGCCTGGCATGTTATACTCCTAGATCACGAGATATGTTGGCCGGCTTTGGCAATTTGATAGTTACTCCAGGTCTGAAATCGTAGATAGGATCCTCAATCTCATCTGGATTTCTTTGAGCAAACACCCACCATAATCTCGGTGTGCCATAAAGGTCAAATGCCAGTAGATCTGGCCTATATGCATATGTTCTCTCTATGGTATAAGACTGATCATCTGTTTCGATTGCAAAACTACGTTTGACCAAAGGCTCCAGTGACAAATTATTTTGTGGTGTTTGAGCATAAGGTGATGTGTTAGAATATTTGGCCATTAGATAAATCCTATAGTTTGATCTTTGCCAGAACCAGATAGATTACCTTTTGCAAACTCACTAAGACTAAAGTTTTTGATTGAATTTCTTGAGTATACTGGTGTCACCAACACAGATATAAGTGACATTGTAGGTGCCCAAGTCTGTGCCTCATAGCCTTCTTCATCAAAATCATTGAATTGTTGTTTGTACACATTTGATTGTTTTGTTGATATGTAATCTATTCCAGATCTCAGTTCAACGTTGAACGTGTTGACCACCACTGGAACATTAGTAAACATGTGATCACCATAACCATTCAGATGTAGTATTGGTGGTGGATTGCCTTTCAGACGTGACTCTTGTCCAAAAAACATTTTTGTGCAGGCACGTAAAAATTGTATCGTGGCTACCCAATGTTGAGCGTCTTTGTAATTTTGCACAGGAAATTCACCAACTATGTTCATCTGATCAACTTGTGAATTTTGATATGCTTGAAATGGAAAATTAGAGTGTGTCTGTGCCAACGCATTGTAATTGGCCGAATGCTGTATTACCATGGATGGCGTCAAAGGCCAAAACATTCCTCTTGACTCTACAAGTGGTTCCAACAATTTATTAGAACCATCGTCAAAAATTGCATTGTACAATTCATCACCCTTGATTGGAATCGTCAAACGTACACGCCAGTCTCGGCTGTCTGCTCTACCACTCCATTTGGCTCGTGCTTCGGTGATACGTGAATCTCCCTGTATTCCGGCACCTTTCAACCTAGCCAGTGTTTTGTTTATGGCTCCGCCTGCTACTTTTTTAACTGTATTACCTACTTTGTCTATCAATCCTTTAACCATAAAATTTTTGGTTGTGTTTCCTTGTTAAATTTTGTATACTGTAACTATATTTATAGGCACAATTTTAGGCGCACTTAATTACTCATACGGCACGATTCAACAGACCTGTTTGTGGTCACTTTAACTACATAGAAGGATAATTATGAAACGAGTGAAGTACCTAAACAATCGAGATCTTTTGGCACAGATACATGCCAGTAAAAACACATACTGTTCATACGTTGCACCAGAGGACGCACAGTATGATTTAATATTGCCAAATCTCAAAAAAATTAATACTAGTGCCATTGCACAGGCACGAAAAGCCAGAGCCAAACGATTGACACAGGAGGCATGGGAGTCTGCCAAATCCGCCGGCGAGAAAAAAATACGATTGGTTGATTTCACAGTGTCCCCGAGAAAAATAGACAAAAAAGATTTAGTATTCAGAGTTATGACTTATGATCATATACCCATGGACAGTGAACGTAAAAAGAATCCAAAACAAAAAGCAGATCATCACAGCAAGGTAAACTTTCCACCCTTTCAACATTTTAGGATTGATGAAAAAAATCGTCCCAAGTGTGTGGGCAAAAGTCACTGGCAAGGCGGAATGGTCAACGGTGCTTTCAGTGTTGATCACGGAAAAATCACCAACAGTTTGGCAATGATGTTTATGAAACTGTGTGAACGTTATGGTACAAGAGCAAACTGGAGAGGTTACACATACAATGACGAGATGCAGTCACAGGCATTGATGCAACTGTCACAGATTGGATTGCAATTTGATGAATCAAAATCTGAAAATCCTTTTGCATACTACACTGCCGCAATCACAAATTCATTCACAAGGATACTGAACATAGAAAAGAAAAATCAAGCAATCAGAGATGACTTGTTGGAAATGCACAATATGAATCCATCGTTTACAAGACAAAACGAAAACGAAAGAAACACAGCATCCTTTAAAAAACGTATGCAAAATGTTCATGGTGATGTAAAAACTGTAAACAAAACAGGCATCGTGAAATTGAATAGACAGTTAAAGAAACAAGGCAAACTAACACAAGACGATTTTGAAGACGTGGGGTACAAAAAAGTAGAATTAAAACCTGGACGTAAACCTCCAGTGATACAAAAAAAATGGTAACATATGTTTTTTAAAAAAGTTGCTTGTTTCACAGACATACACTTTGGATTGAAAGGTAACAGTCGTGTACACAACGACGATTGCGAAGCGTTTGTGTATTGGTTCATCGAACAGGCCAAGCAACATGGTTGTGAAACTGCAATTTTCCTAGGTGACTGGCATCACCACAGATCAGCAACCAATGTGTCCACTATGAATTACACAGTGTCAAACATGGAAAGACTAGGTAAAGCATTTGAACAAGTGTATGTTATAATGGGCAATCACGATCTGTATTACAGAGACAAACGAGAAATCAACTCTATGGAATACATTAGAAACATTCCCAACATCAACATTGTAAACGACTGGATAGTCAAAGATGATGTTGCAATTATTCCATGGGTGGTGGGTGACGAATGGAAAATTATACAAAAAATGAAACAAAAATATGTGTTTGGACACTTTGAACTGCCGTATTTTAAAATGAATGCAATGGTAGAAATGCCAGATGTGGGTGAACTGAAAGCAGATCATTTTGCAGACTGCGGTATGGTATTCTCAGGACACTTTCACAAACGACAACAAATGAAAAATGTCACATACATGGGCAATGCCTTTCCACACAACTATGCAGATGCATGGGATGACGACAGAGGTATGATGATATTGGAGTATGGCGGTGAACCAAAATATATCAATTGGCCCGACATGCCAAGATACATCACTATCAAAATCAGTGAGTTGTTGGAAGATCCTGAACAATATCTTAAACCAAAAATGTATGTGAGATGCACACTGGATATAAAAATCAGTTACGAAGAAGCAAACTTTATAAGAGAAACTTTCATAGACAAATATCAACTGCGTGAACTACAACTGATACCTGAACAGGTTGAACAGGCACAACAACCCACTGTGGAAGTGCAAAAGTTTGACAGTGTGGACCAAATTGTGATCAAACAGTTGCAAGGTGTTGACAGTGAAACTTATGACAAAAGTATATTAACAGCAATTTACAATGATCTAGATGTCTCGAGTCAGTAAAAAGAAATTATTGAAAATATTAAAAGGTGAATATGAGTACAATGACTCATTGAACATGAACAAACAACAAATTTTTGACATGTTCAAAAATCCACCAACTCAAGAACAATGGTTAACTGGATACAAACAATGGAAACGAAAACAAAGTGCTAACAATTAAAGAACTGACAGTAAAAAACTTCATGAGTGTGGGCAATGCCGCACAGAGCATAAATTTTGCCAATAAAAATTTAGTTTTGGTTATTGGCGAAAACATGGACTTGGGTGGCGACGACGCAGGTGCCAGAAACGGCACAGGAAAGACCACCATAGTGAATGCACTCAGTTATGTGCTGTTTGGTGAACCTTTGACACAGATAAGAAGAGATAATCTTGTCAACAAAACCAACGAAAAAGGCATGATGGTCAGTGTGAAGTTCACAAAAAACAATGTGGAATACACCATTGAAAGAGGACGTAAACCACAGATATTCAAATTTTATGCCAACAACATTGAACAAGACTTTGAAAGCAACGAAGCACAAGGTGAAAACAGAGAAACACAACAAGAAATAAACAGTCTGTTGGGCATGACTCATGCCATGTTCAAACACATCTGTGCATTGAACACATACACACAACCATTCCTGGCCACCAAACAGGCAGAACAAAGGGAAATAATTGAACAGTTGTTGGGTATAACACTGTTGTCACAAAAAGCAGATTTACTGAAAGAAAAAATGAAAGCGGCCAAACAGGAACTTACAGAACAAAAATACAAAATTGACAGCCAGATTGCATCTAATGAAAAAATACAAGAAAGCATTGAAAGTTTGAAACTGAGATCCACTGCATGGCAAACACAAAAAGATCAAGACACAGAAAAATTTTCTGAGGCCATTGCTGAATTGGAGAAAGTGGACATAAAAGCAGAACTGGACGCACACAAACGTCTGCAAAAACACACAGAAATGCAGACTGCACTCAGAGGACTGCAAAAAGAACGTGCATATCACGAAGATGCTTTGACCAAAGCACAGACTACTGTGGAAAAAACAGAAAATGATCTGGAATACACTGCACAACAAAAGTGTCCCACTTGTGAACAGGAACTGAAAGACGACAAGCACGAACAATTAGTGGGCAAATTGAAAACCACACTGACAGAATCCAAAGAATATGCTGACAAACTGCAAAGTGATCTTGCAAAAATACAACAGGGCATTGATGACGTGGGTGATCTGGGTCAAATACCAGACACATACTATGACTCCATAGACGAAGCATACAATCACAAAGGATCATTGAAAGATCTCAAACGTCAATTGGAACAAACACAGTCCAAAGAAGATCCATACGCAGAACAGATCGAAGACCTAACCAAAAAAGCCATACAAAAAATAGACTACACGCAAGTCAACGAAATGGAAGATCTCTACAGGCATCAAGAGTTTTTATACAAACTGCTGACAGCAAAAGATTCGTTTATTAGAACAAGAATAATAGAACAGAATCTCACATACTTGAATCAGCGTTTGGCATTTTTCTTGGGCAAGGTGAAACTGCCACACACAGTGATTTTCCAACCAGATCTCAGTGTGAGAATTGAAGAGTTGGGCAGAGAACTGGATTTTGACAATCTAAGCAGAGGTGAACGTAACAGATTGATATTAAGTTTGAGTTGGGCATTCAGAGATGTGTGGGAAAGTCTTTATCAACAGATCAACTTGCTGTTCATTGACGAGTTGGTGGATGCCGGGATGGACATATCCGGTGTGGAAAGTTCCATGGCAGTGCTGAAAGAGATGAGCAGAACACAAAACAAAAACATTTTCTTGATTTCACACAAAGATGAATTGGTAAGCAGAGT